GGACATTGCTGACATTGACGGCGACGGCGACCGCAAAGAGCCGTTGATGGAAGCAAAGAAAGACAAAAAGCCCAAAATGGAAGACGACGACGAAGACATGGAAGACATGGCTTACGAAGACGACGACGACGACAAGAAAGGTGATGAAAAAATGATGAAAGGAAACGAAGACATGATTACGAGCGATTATCTGATGTGGCTTGAGCAAACCGCGAAGAGTGCTGGGTACGACCCCAATGCCGCTCGCGACCACTTTGGAAAGGGCTACGGACCGGGCGAAACATCGTTTGACATGCGCGGACAAGGTTCTCTTGAAGGTGCTGGCGAAGACGATTCCGGCAAGCGACCACAGCCCAACTTTGGCTCCGCGCCAACCGGCAACAAGAATGTCATCAAGTCCGATTACCTCAACGCCGCCAATGTTTCCCCAGCCGAAATTGAATCGGCTTACGAGGTTTACAAGGCCGCGGCCCAAGAGCAACAATTCAAGGCTGACTTGAACAACCACTTCACCGAGCGATTCCTCAAGGAACAAAAGACCGAGGCTGATGCAGTTGCAAAAGCCGACTTTGACGCTCGTGGACCAATGGTTGAGTTGCAGAAGGCTGTTCTCGCGCTCAACGAAAGGATTGACAATGTGTCGTCCGGTTCTTCTACGATTGCAAAGTCCGCGAACCTTGCAACCGTGACCATTCCCGAAACCGCTGATTTGGCAAACATGTCGTGGGACGATGTTCACCGACTTGCTGACAAGGCACTCAAAGGAGGGAACAACTGATGGCACGAAATTATGTAAGAACAGTTCAAGACATGGAACGCTACTACTACGGTGGCGCATCGCAAACCGGCTACACCTACGGAGCGGGGGACATTTTGAAGGCTGACGCGCCTTTGCTGTCCACCACCGCGGGAACCTACCAAGCAATCTACGGTCGCAAAGTGTGGTCGCAGTTGAACCAAGAATTCAACGCGTTCTCCATTTTGCCAAAGAAGCCGTGGGAGCGAAGTGGATGGCGTATCCTCACGGAGCGCGCCTCCTTCACCAAGGGCGGCGGTATCGCGGAGAACGGCGTTCTTCCCGACACCACCAAGCCGGAGTTTCTCCATGTGGCCGCAAAGCCAAAGACCGTCGCGCACACTTTTGATTTGTCCGAAGTGAGCATGTTCCTTTCCGACAAGGATGACGGACTTGGCGATGTGCGCACAGTCCTCAAGGAAGAAATGGGGAAGCACCACGCAGAACACATCAACCGAATGCTTCTTGAGGATGTTGACACACCGGTTGGCAACGACTTTGAATCACTTGACCGACTCACATCCGACCCGGACAAGATGACCATAGGAACAGGCCATGTAAGCGCAACTACTGACCACGACATTTACTCCATTACCCGCGACGGAAGTGCAGATTTCCACAGCGCGGAGGTTGATGTTGATTCTTCATCCGCAAACCGCAATCTGTCCCTCAACCAAATGGACGGATTGTTCCAGCAACTTTGGACTCGTGGTGGCAACCCGAAGGTCATGCTTACGGGCTACGACACTTTGATGCGCGTTCAACAATTGCTCCAATCGCAACAGCGATTCATGGACAGCAAGCGTGTCACGCCTACCTTCAACGGTGTCAAGGGTGTCCCCGGTCTTGAGGCTGGGTTCATCGTCGCTACCTACAACGGTGTCCCAATGATTCCAACCAAGGACATGCCCGACGAGGGCGCGGGAAGCATCTCGCGTATCTACTACTTGGACACGGACTACCTGTGGTTCCAAACCGCAATCCCAACGCAATACTACGAAAGCGGTATTGAAACGGGCGACCCATTCGCGATTAACCGTCTTGGACAAGAGGGGCTTTACCGAACAATGGGTGAAATGTGGTGTTCATTCTTTGGCGCAAGCGGGAGCATTCGCGACCTACAATGAGGTGATGAAAAATGGCAACGACAAAAGATAACCGAGGAATCCGATATGTGTGTAGCGGAACGGCTACAACGACCGTGAACTTTGACATTGAAATGCAAGCAGGTGCGAGCAACAACGACGATACCACTTGGTTCGCCGGTGGCGCAGGGACTTATCCCGGTACGCTTACACCGTTTGAACCGCGACAGACTGACGGCACAAACTCGTCTCAAAGCCCGCGACTGATTGGTCTTACCATGAGTGGCGCGCTTACCGAAGGCAACACGCTGACGCTCTCCAACGACCCAACACAGGACGCTGGTGGTGCAGGTATCAGCACCATTCTTGGTGTTTACACCTCACAGGTTGACGCGACCGCTTCTCTTGGCGTGACCAAGACCAGCGCGCTTGTTTTGACCTTTGATGTTGAACTGTCCAGCGACGGTACGACCGACGACACGACCGGTGCTGAACTGCTACTGCTTGTGGTTTGAGGTGGTTCTTCTGCCAACGATTACCTACAAAGGTCCACGACGCTCCGGCGCAAATTGTGGACGCTTGGGGTGGTGGAGTTGGGGCAAACCTCGTGAAGTGAGTGCTGAATGGCTTGAAGCCAATCGTTCCGCGATTGACGGTTCGGAGTTCCGCATTGAGGGCTACACCTTTGAAGCCCCAACCGTGGACGAAGGCAACGACGGCATTCCCGACATGAAGTGGACAAAGGGCGACATGCTCGCGTGGATGGAAGAGAACAGCGTTGAAGGCGCGTCCTCTCTCAAAACAAAAGCAAAGTTGCTCGCGCTGATTGATGCGCACCTCAACCCGCCCGAAGAGTCTTTAACCGATGGCGAAGAAGCACAACCAACAGGAGATGAATGATATGGCATTTGTAAGCGATAACCGACCGCACACTTTGGGCGACTTGATTGTGATTACCGGAACGATTGCGAACAGCGACCAAGAGGCCGAATTGGGTGCATTCCTTTCGGAAATCCTCATGGTCACGGCTGTTTCCAACGCTGGTAGCGCAGGTGGCGCACCCTTGACTGCTTCAATTGATACGACTTCCGCGACCAAAGTCCGCTTTGCAGACCCCGGCGCGAACGGTGGTCGTTTGATGGTCTTTGGCAAGCGATGAGGTGATTCACCTTGTCCGACACAAAAGTGTTTGAGTTCAACCCGGATGACGGTTGTGAAACAGGCGCGGCTGTGGCTAACGGCGTACAAAAAGTCCTTGACGACTACACCAACGGCAAGACTGTTGAAGCAATCACTTCCTACACCTTGCAGGGCAACCTCTATGTCGTAGTCGTCACCTCGTGAGGTGAGCGACATGGACTTGAGCGAACTGCAACGCCTTGAGAAGCAGGGCTGGCGTAAAGCCGAAGAGTCAATGGTCAAGCGCGATGAGCGCGACAAGTTGAAGGGTGTTGTCAAGCGTCAAAACATGAAGACGCGCAACATCCGAGACATCGTAAACATCGGTTCCGGCACGCGTTGCAAGTTTTGCGGCATGCTCCACTTTTGCTACCTTGAGCGATGCGGTGCATGCAAGAAGCCGATGGACTACAACCTCGCGAAAACCGAAGAGGTGGTTTGATGGTGAGGTTGGGCGGTGAAATTGATGGAGACGATAATGACGACACTCGTATCAAACCCAAGATGGGAAGCAGATACGCTGATACAGCGCAAATTAAAGTCATCGGAGACAAACGCGTTCCTATTGCGCTCGCGCAAGGAAAAGCAGGTTATGCGGCGGAACCTCACACCTGCGCAAATTGCGGCGGAACCGTCGCGAGTGGCAACGGAAGAACTGCATGCGTAGAATGCGGTCTTGAACACCATCCCGGTTCAGCGTCTTTTGATGAGGCTACCGCTGATTACATGAGAGGCGAAAAACCGTTTCTTCCCGAAATGCCGAACCGAGTTGATTTTCAAGCGGTAGGAGATGTAGGGAGTGGGGGAAGCATGGACATGACTGCAACAGGAGAAGGTCGTCGTTTCTTGACCGATGATAAATCCGCGAGGGAAGCGACTGATTTTTCTTTTGAAGGAGCAACAGGTCGTAGAGGAACACCTACTTTCAAGAACATACCATTCAAGGGCATTTTCCGACGAGGGAACCCTATGGAACAAGCATGGCGTTTGCTCAAAATGACACCCGAAGAAATGCGACAGCAAGGATTCGGCGACGCGGCTAAACAGATGGAACAGATGAAGCAAGAAGAAGAGCGCGTTCGTCAACAAGCACAAGACACCGCTCCAAAAATGACACCTCGTGTTCAGCAATACAATCTTCAATTAGCGCGAAGACAAGCGCAACGAGACATGGACATGAAGGTGCGTCGCGCTCGTAAGGCTGGCGGTCGTTTGGACCACATGTTCCCCGAAATGTACCAATTTGAACAAGAGCATGGAAGACCACCTGTTATGCCTAAAGCGTTAAAGAATAGGTACATGCAGTACCGCGCAAGAATGGAGGAAGAGTGATGCCGACCGTATTCCAAACAGGTGAGCGCGAAGGTCGTCCTCTCTTCCCCGACAGGCTCTACTACACCTCCGCACAGAAGGTTGCTGATATTCTTCAAATCCCCTTCCCCGACCCTGTTTTTTTAGCACTTAACGACGGCAACACTCACATTGACATATCACCAGCCGATTTCCGTTTGGTTGGTTTTGAAAAAGGTGATACGATTGAGATTACCAGCGACGCTGAAATGGGTGAAACGGTGGTGATAACACAAGTCCCCGCGAGAGCATCGGGCAATGTCCGTCTGACATTTTCACCCGCCTTGACGGGAACTTACACAACGACTGATAACGCGCAGGTGCAAAACCTTCAATCGTTTACCAACGGTAAACGCAAGGGCGTCACGAAGGCGCAGGTTGAAACACTCATTCTCCGCACGCAAGACAAAATTGACAACCTTACGAACAACGCGTGGCGTCCTATGTTGCAGACGGCTGAATACCTCAACTTTGACACCTACAAGCCCTATCGTCGCCGATACTACACCGATTATGTAGGCTCGGTCCCGCTCTACTTTCGCAATGTCCAGCAGGTGTTGCGGCTTGAGATTTGGCAGGGCCAAGAC